TTAGTTTTAGATACTGGAGCTGTAAATGCTAGCCACTTCTCATCTTTAACTGCATGTTGGTAAATTTCATAAAAAAAATTTTGCATGCCAGCAGGAGTACCAATAAAATAACAAAACCCCTTACGATCTGATAATGCAGGTCTTAAAATTTCATTCCAAAGTTTAGGGTCCACTTGTGCGGTTTCATCTATGCAGACCCCATCCAGGAATATACCCCTTATGCTTTCTGCATTTTCAGAAGACAATAATGTTATACGGGAACCATTAGGTAGGTCGCATCTAAGTTCTGTTTCGTTATATCTTGTGCCAGGTATCTGAGCAGTAAATTGTTTTATGTAGTCCCATGCGATGGACTTTGCTTGCTTATACGTTGGCGCTACGTATGCAAATCTTGGGTTTGGCAACGGGTGCATAAGTGCGGCTTTTATTAAATGATTTAAAATACAAACTGTCTTACCAAATCTTCGGTGGCAGTTAAGGACCGCGAACCTATGCTTGTCTAGCAAGTCGTGAAGTTCTTGTTGTTGGGGTCTAGGTGTATATAATTCTATGTGCATTAATGTATCGTTAGTACGCAATCAAATAAACTGCTTGCGGTTTCGTAATTCATGCCAGATTTGCTTAACATATAACTTGCAAAAGCTTCTGCAACATCAGAGTTTTCAAAACCATGAACATGTATAACTAGACTATTAGTTTCTTTGTCTACAAATGCAAGTGTTGTTAAAGGGTCTTTTATTTTAGGTTTTTTGTTCTTCATAGTCTTTGTCTCTGTGTGTCTGTGTCAAAGTCCGAATATATATATATATTACAAACTGCGACCAGTTTAGCGGGTATAGTGGCATTTTTGCAACACAATGTTGCATTTTTATATGCTATTAGTTGTGTCTCAGATATTAAACCCGCGATAATCTTTATAATATCTTAACTTTAATTGTTTGTTTGTGTCTTGGTTGTGTGTTCCTGTTTTGTTCGTACTCCATAACACACGCGCGAGACTCTGTCTTCTCTAACAAAAAAACCAACAATCAAGCCTTCTTGTTATTAGCAGCAAAGTTGGCTGCAGCTTCTTTACTACCAAACCCCCACTTCTTTAAAGCCAGCGCCAGGCGCGTTGGCTCTCCATCTTTATTCTTCATTGGTCCCTTCATCCCAGCAAACCTAGCTGCAAAGCTTACTCGTCTTGGATTAGTTCCAGATTTAACTGGTGGCTTGAGATTACTTCCTTCCTTACGTTTAAAATATTCTCTACCTTTTTCAGTTAGTCCGCCTGTCTCTGATTTATGTTCTTTTCTCATTTACTTTCTCTTAGCAGTTTTAGCAGCTCTTTTAAATTGTTTTCTAGTTGGTGCGCCTTTAGTTCCAGGCTTTCTCATTCTTTCATTTGAGCCAGATTTTATTCTAGCTCTTTTAGCATGAATATTTGCATAAAGACCTTTTTTCATAATTTCCTTTTGTTTTATTTTGTAACATTTATTTATTAATTATTTTAACAATCAATGATTGACATATTGTCAAAAATAACTAAATTAAGATTATAACTAATAAAGGAGAAAATCAATGATTAAAGTACAAGAAACAGCATCGACACTTCAAGAAGGTGTTAAGAACATGATGTCTGGTGCTAAAGAAGATTATATCAGATGGTCAACGAACAATGGTAAAAAAGAACTTTCTGGTTATTCTAAAGAACAAGTTGAAAAATGGGATGACAAAACCAAAATCACAGAAGGTAAAAAATACATTAAAATTGTTCAAGATACTGGAGTGTTTGCTTTTGTTGTTAAAGAAGATTTTAAACAATTCAAAAAAGGTGATGTTTTAAAGGCTGCAGGCTACAATGCTCCTGCATTAAACTCACCAAGAGGAAACGTTTTAACTGGGAACTATCCTATTCAATGGACAGGTCCTTTGTATTTAAGATAATTAACCCTCAATTACCTCGGGAGCCTTTTCTGGCTCCTGGGGTCTTCCCCAAGAAATAGTAATTTTATTATCCGATTTAACTTCCTGTTTAACCTTATCTCCAAAAATACCACTAGCTAACTTAGATGCTAACCATCTCGCGTGGTGCGCTAGTTCTCTAGTTTGTTGAAAATACTTAGGGTCTTGAGGTTTACTCAACATCTCATGTATTTGGTCAAGGATAGTAAACGTTCCAACTTCTCTTGCTTTCATAATTTGCTTATGAAACTTATCATCATCACGCATTTTACGATAAACCACAGACAATGAAGGATAGTTTTTATCCTTACAAATTTCAGTTAAGGTTTTACCGTTTTCAAGCTTCTCTATAATATTTTCTATTTTTTCTAATTGCATTTAAAATGTACTCATCTGTTTTGTTTTTATATTGTGGTAAGTTTTTTAAAGATTTCAACTGTCCTTCAATTGAAGTAGGACCAGTAGACATCCCTGCATGATACTTGCAGCGATAATGACCTGTTTTCATCAGATTACCTTTACACCTGCAACGTACCGTAAACTTAGAACCCCTGGTGTAACTCTCACATTGCTTTAGTAGTTTGTTACGACCAGGCATACCACATATAGTAAATCATTTTTATTGTAAAATTTAAAGTTTAGCAAGACTAAGCTAATTTTTTAGTTTTTTTTTTAATCTCCCCGTTTAGCCTATTCTTAGTGTATTCAAAACCGTCCGAGCCGCGGAACTGGTCTATTAAACCTTCGGACCCATAATATTGTAACTTGATACCATTATAATCAATATCCTTATTCTGGCTTGGCAGGAAGGGTGTATTCTGAGAATAGTTATTTCTATAACTATAATTGTTATATGGTTTAATTACTTTGGTTTTATTAATACTTATAATATTTGATAACTCAGAGTTATAAAATTTGATAACTCTCGAATTAGTAAGTAAATTCTCATGTAATGGCAGCTTATATTCTAGTGTAGATTGTCTTCGTCTAGTCTGGATAATATTAAGCTTTTTTAGTCTGGCAATGGAACGGTAAACCGTAAGTTTAGACAACCCGACCCTGTCTGCTATCGTCTGAACTCTGGGATAACAAACCTTAGTTTTACGATTATAGAAACTAACCAAACCAAAATAAACCAACTTATCCGATGGGGTAAGCTTAGAGCTTTTTAATATGCTTTCATCCGCTACAAAGAAACTCATAAATTCTCTGCCTTTGCTATTGCTAAAGCTAATTCTCTTGCAATCTGTGGAACAATCGTATTTCCCAAAGCTTTTATTCTGTTTTTTCGGTCTTCGTCCAATTCTGAGGAAAACCCATCATTAATTCTAAGAAATTCGGATTTATTTTTTTTCCAATTATCTCTGATAAATAACCACTCTTTCGGTTCGTTGCTGCTCTCGATGGTCTCATTCCTTTTCTTACAATATAATCCATTGTGTTCGGAGTAGGCAATAATCCAGACTCTTTTCCTGTTGTGCCAAGCATTAACGGCTGAAGCTGGTATAACAAAACATTCGACTTTGAAACCCGCTTTTTCCAAATCAGTTTGCACTTGTCTGAGTACCATACCTTCCTGGATAGCAATAAGACCGTCAGTATTTTCCCCAACAAACCATCTCGGTCTAACTTCTTTGATAACTCTAATAGTTTCATCCCAGAGATAGCGGTCATCCAACGTTCCTTTTCTTCTACCCGCATAGCTGAATGGTTGGCAAGGAAATCCTGCAGTAATGACATCTGTATTTTTGTATCTTTCTCCTTTGACATCTCTAACCTCACTTTCAATTGGTATATTTTTAAAATTTTTTCTTAAAACTTTTTGGCAAAATTCATCCTTTTCAACAAAAGCTATTGTTTTAAAATAACCAGTAGACTCAAAACCAAGGCTGAAGCCACCTATGCCTGCAAACAAATCTAATACTTTCAAAACGGTACCTCCGCTAAAACACACTCATTGCTGTGCCTCTCCTGCAGTATTTTTAGCATCTTTATAAATTCTAGGGGTTCCATGACCCTCAGCTCACTTTCGGCAGGTGTGAGCTTCTTAATGCGAAATTGAGTTACTTCATCGTGAGCTAAACCAGGGGTATAAAAAACCAGGAATGATGGTACTTTACAAGCTCTTGCAATTTTCTCAGTAACTGTGGTAGTTTTATAGGTTTGTCCTTTATCAACCGCGGTCTCAAACATAGCTAGCGGCTCCTGGCACTTTTTACAAATCTCAATAAAATCCAGGTCCAATCCTGCCAGACCATCGAACTTTCTATGGTACTCGCTGAAGTGATCTCCGATATTAAAATAATTATATCTCGCCATTTAGAGACCTTTTTCTCTGAGGTTGTTAAGCTTTCCGTTGATTTTCTTTGTAAGTTCCTCAATTGCCTTATCCTTTGCATCAATAATCTTTTTTAATTCATTAGCTTCATGCTCATTGATTAGAACCTTAACTTCTAAATCTTTTTTTTCTTTTTTTTCAAGTTCAGTTTTTAGTTTGTTTATGCTCATAAAGTACCTCCACTTTTTTTATAACCGAATTGGGTATAACATTCCTATTACCGACTTCTGTTCCGTCTGCATCGGTCGACCAATCAGAGCAAATGATTGTATTTTTTTTATTCTTTTCGATTATAAAACCTGCACTATAACAAATCGCAACATTATCTTTTTTTGCGGACTCTAAATTTTTCCAATCACTAAAAGCGCAAATATCCTCCCAAGTGATTAGAACAAATTTTTTAAACTTCATAAAAATCTTT